CCAGAACCGCCATTGTTTCCCTCGCCAGAGATTCCCGTACCACCTGCGGCATTTGACTGACCACCGCCGCCAGAAGCACCATCGTGTCCAGTGCTGGTGTGTCCACCACCACCACCACCGTTTGCCGACGAAATAAACGAAGAAGCCGTACCATTAGTGCCAGAGTCCAAAGAATTACCAGAACCACCAGAACCAACTTTTACTGTATATGTGTTTGTACCAATAAATGTAGAACCAGTCACGAAACCACCTGCACCACCGCCACCGCCACAACGGTTATACCCACCAGGAAATGATGCACCGCCACCGCCACCGCCACCTACAAGCAGATAATCGACATTCAAGGTTGGTTGATAATTCAATGTTCCTACAGCAGATCCAGACACTCTTCTACGGATATAGACGATTCCTGAACCGCCGTTGCCTCCAGTTCCAGCATTTGCCCCTCCGCCTCCAGAACCAGAATTTGCACTTGCATTGTTTCCTGTGGTTCCAGAAACACCAGCAACTCCGCCCAGTCCAGCAGCACCGCCAGTTGTGTATCCTCCACCACCACCTGCTGCTTTATAAGTTGTTCCAGCAGACACCCCTATCCATGCAGAAATATCCCCACCGTTACCGCCAGCACCTCCAGTTGATCCTGCTGATGCGCCTCCAACTGCTCCGTATCCACCTCCGCCTCCGCCAACACCATTGCCACCATCATTTCCAAATGTCTCATCAATACTTTGACCACCAAAGGAACCATTTCCACCACCGCCACCACCTGATGCGCCGTGACCGCCATACCAACGCATGCTGTCATTATTTCCACCACTGCCACCACCTGCGGCGGAAATAATACTGCCTACATATGATGCTGCTCCACTTCCAACATGACCTGTATTTCCACCAGCACCACCACCGCCAATAGTAATTGTTTGATTAGACGAAAGATAAATTGTTGTAGTAGAAGCAAGACCAACAATTGCTCCAGCACCGCCTCCACCATATCCACCGCCACCTCCACCAGAACCAACCAAAAGAACATCAAACCAACCGGGTTGGGTAACATAAAAAGTTCCGGTATTTAAAAATTCATGAACCGTATAATCAACTCCATTGATGATTCTACCTGTGTATGTATTATCCCCACCCGATCCAATACCATACTCTGTTGCGAGTCTTGGTTTACGTGCGCCTGAGATGCTCATTGGTCTATGGCGCTACTTGGTACTCAATCCATACATAGCCGCCACCGCCTGCTACACCAGTCAGCGCACCATAAGTTCCTGCTGCGCCACCTGCGCCGACAGTGACAGTGATTCCAGTTCCTGCGGTGACCGCACCGCCAGCGACGACATACGCACCGTCACCTGCCGAAGTAAAGAAGCGTTCTCCGTCACCGTAGTTGGTTGGTGACACAACACCCTTCGCACCACAACCGCTGTTCGCCGCACCTGCCATCTTCATCTTCTCCTGTGGTCCGCCGCCACCACCAAAGTTGGCGTTGATAGGTGCGCCACCTGTTGCGCTAATCGTGCCACTGGCAAACGCAACAGAACTAGTACCACCAGTACCAGCATTAGTTCCCGAACCCAATCCGCCACCGCCACCACGAATGTGTGCCACGGCATAAGTGACACCAGATGGCACAGTCCATGTGTCCGATGATTCAAATCTGTCTACTTTTGTAATCATTTTGCGCTCGTAACTTGATAAGCCGACATAACCTTTGTCTGTTTGCAAGAAACTATATGCTGATGAGAGACCCACACTTTTATCCTCCTATGATTAAGAAACTTGCTTTTCCCAGCCGATCGCCGTGACATTAACGACGCTGTTTGCGTCTGCCAACCCCTCTAATGTTTCTGTTTCTAGCAAAACGATTGCCGTATCCAGTACCATGATATCGTTTGCGCCAATTGGAAGTTGTGACATCAATCTATTTGATGCAACCGCCGCATTACCAATAGCCAAAGATACGGTTCTATCAACCGTATCCGTATTGCAGATAATGATCTGCTTTATAATCTCGCTATAACCAGACGCAGCTGTGCAAACGGTTGTCGTTGCAGTGGTCAACTGTGTTGGACCACCAAGCCTTGCTTCTGTTCTATCTCCTACGGCCATAATTTAATTTGCTCCTTTTAATATTATAACAGCTTTATGCACCGATGTCCATTATGAACATTGCGGCGGCTTGAGAAGTTAGTGGATCACTTGCTATTTGCTTCCATTCTAAACCAGTTGCAGTTGAGGAATTTGCGGCAAGTACTTGTCCATCTGTTCCTGCTGAAAGTTTAGATATTGTATTATCGGCGGTTCCGACTATTATATCACCTTTGGCGTCAAATGTATTTAGTACTACGTTTGTTGACGTTCCGCCAATTTCAACCCAGTATGAATCATAATAAATATACGTTGCACCATTATCTGATTTATACCAAACTTGACCAGTTATCGGAGAAGATGGTGCAGTATCGCTTATTGTGACTGCTTGTGGATTTCCGCCAATTTCAATCCAGTATGAATCATAGTATACATACGTCTTACCGTCATCTGAGTCAAACCATAATTGGCCAGATGTAGGACTACCTGGAGCACTAGATGAAACAGATGCTCCGCCTACTACTGTTTGATTTACCCAGGCTGATCCGTTATATTGTAGAAATTGATTAGTTGCGTCTCCAGTAATTGTTACATCGCCAATATCATTTAATGTTGATATTGTTGTACCTTCGGCATCGGAGTCATTGACCCAAGCTGATCCATTATATTTTAAGACTTGACCAGAGTTAGGAGTTGCTATGTTTACATCGCCAAGTTCAGTTAAATTAATTACTTCAGATATTGAAGACCAAGTTATTCCTGAGTTTGCAGAAGTATTAACTTTTAGATAATATCCATTAGTTGCTGTTCCGCCATCAAGCTTGTTAACGTCAATTGCTGCATTTGCTATGGCGACAGATCCAATACTTAAAACCCAAGCTGTTCCGTTATAAGTCCATGTTTTATCGCCTGAAGTAAAAGTTTCTCCATTTGACGGCGAATTAGGAAAATCAATTGGCATTGTAACCTCCGGATGCTATAAAAATAGTAATTGCTTTTTGCTGGCAATACATTAAGTTATCTTAGTTTTGTAGTTGATTTATTTTATAACGAAGATAGGCGCACTCTAAAGCCAAAGCTTCCTCATATCTTATGCCATATCGATTGCCCGCTTCAATCCCATCTTCAGATGACCATTCATCATAACAAAGTATTCCATAGGCAAAGGGGTCTAAGCCATGATCTTCAAATACTTCTTTAACTCTTTGAGCTACAAGCCCAAAATGCCATCTAGCTCCGTCTCCTTTTGTTTCAATAGAATCTTTAAATTTAAACTTAACATATTGAACCTGGCTCCAAGCTTGCATGAGCGCTTCGTCGATTTCTAGGATTAGATCTTTTTCTCTTTCATCAGATGTATTAATTGTTGCTGTGGCGGCAAAAAGCTGAGTCCATCTTCTTGCTGCACCACCTAATGTATAGCTATTGTCTGCTCTTGGTCTCAAAGTTTGAGTATTTGTATTGTTGGCATACAGAGTTAAGTTTGCGGTTCCGTCTGTTGTGCTGCCTCCCGATACTTCTATTCTTGCATCATAGTCATTAACTGATTCATCGTTTCCAGATGTATGTATATCCATGTACCAGGTGGCTGCTGTGTCTTGCCTGCCTAGCTCCATTGTTCCATCGGACCTTATTACCGCGGATGTTTTATTGCTTCTTATAGATTGAATTACGTTTCCAGTGCCCCTGTAATATAGTGCTGTGTCTGCATTGTCTACTCTAAGACCAACAAAACCAGATCCTCTGGCAACAAAGAAAGCCTGAACTTTACCTGTTCCCAAATTTACTGCATCAAAACCCCATGTATAATGATCTCCACCAAATGCTGCTGTCGAGTTTGACTTAGAGTCAACTATTCCAAGTTCGAATCCAGTTGCAGCTGTTGCGTGGGAGTCTGAATTTAATAGTACGTTTGCATTATGTGCCCAGATTTTTGTAAATGGATTGATATAAGCTGTTGCTGATCCTGAAGGAGTTGAAGCTGATTGAGCTGTGCCATTTGCTAAATACCAGCCCTCTACTGTAATAGAAGTTCCATCTGAAGCCCAATCAGTAATAAAGCCGCTATACTTAGTAGCGTGTGCGGTGTCTATCACCATTCCTATTCGTAGTTTTCTTAAATTACTAGCAGATATTGCTGAAGCTGGAACAACTGTTGTAGCGGTATAAGTAGCGTTGCTTAAGGTTAGAGTAGGTGGAGGACCCAAAATATCAGCAAACACGGAAACAGCGTCTCTGTCTGTATATTGAGAAAGCTGTGCTTCGTTTGTAAGTCCAAGAATCTCTGCTCCATTGTTGTGATCATAGCTATCTGGATACAATCTTATGGCCATACCAATAGCATTATCTTCAGTTCCATAAGGTATGCTAGAGATTCTTTGTCCAGGTCTATATAATTTTCCATTCAAGTTTTGAGTATTAATTATTTTTGCGGTTCTGTCGACTACCCAAATTACTTCTCTGCCACCAGTATCAACTAAACTACCTAAATTATAAGTACCTTCTGGAACATACACAAAAACACTTGGGGCTCTTTGTATTCCATTATCATCAAAAGTTATTGCTCCTTCGTTATATGTAGCAGCGGCAGAAAAAGCTGATGTATCATCAGTTGTTCCATCTCCAGTTGCTCCAAAATCTTTTACATTTGCTTCTTCGTTATGGAGTCTAAAATACTGGCTGCCATCTGCTGTTACTTCCCAAACGTCCTTTGTTTCATTCCAGCGCAAAAATACATCCGAAGAATCTCCTCTTTCTACTTTAAAAGATCCATTAAGAGTTGGAACTCCTGTTGTATTGGCATTTACTGTGATGGTCGAATCATTAACGGAAAGCGTATTTGAGTTAACAGTTGTTGTAGTTCCTTGAACCGTTAAGTTTCCGTGTTAATGTTAAATCTTGAAACTGTACTGTTGCTGCTGTACCTAAAGATTGAGGTATAACTCCATTAGCTAACTTAGCTGAAGTAACTGCTCCATCAAGAATTTTTGTGGTCGTTACAGCATTTGTTGAAATTTTAGCTTCTGTAACAGACAAATCATTTAACTTTGAAGTAGTTACAGAACTATCAGATATTTTTGCAGTTGTTACAGAATTACTAGCTAATTTAGATTCAGTTATTGCTGCATCAGATATATCTGCCGATGAGGCGATGTCGCCTACTTCAATCCAGTGAGAGTCATAATAAATAAAAGTTTCTGCAGTTGTTGAATTAAACCACAATGATCCATCTAAAGGAGAAGTCGGTGGATTGTCTCCAACTTGCATTCTTGCGCCAGATGCTGTTCCACCAATCTCAATCCATTGAGAGTCGTAGTACAAGAACGTTCTTGCTGTTTCGGAATCAAACCATATATTTCCCTCAGATGGAGAAACTGGAGCGGTTGTAGAAACCGTTATATTAGATGATTCAGTTGCAGGAGCAAATTTAGCTCCGATTAAACTTTAATATTTGATTAGAGCTAGCGCCAGATGGATCAATTTCAACTCCGGCGATAGAAGCGGTTGAACCGACAACTAGGCCGTTTTTAACTACAAAATCTTTATCTGACACTAAAGTTCACTATCCCTCTAGTTTAATAAAACTATTAAATTGTTTTAACTATCTCTAGCTAATATCTTACACTGCAATCAATGTTCTTGCAACTTTAACTGTAGCATTTGTTGATGCTGCGTCTGTGATTGTAACTCTTAAGAGCACATCATTTGAAGAAATTGATGTTGAAACAGTAAGCGGAATTCTTGTTCCGCCAAGTTCAATTACTGCATACTCTGAAAGATATGAGTCTGTGCCATCATGAGCCAAGAGCACCTCTGAAGAAGTGTACTTAGAACCTTGAGTAACTTGGACTAGATACTTAGCTGTTCTGTATACAGTCTTATCAAAGCTATCTACCGTTGTAACAGTATTAACTGTAACTGATTGGGTTGAAGTATTAAGTTCACCTGTTCCAGAATCAAGAGTAATTGCTCCAGAAGCAACGTTTGCAAATGTTACAGATGCAGATGTTGCTACGTCCTGGCCAATTGACAAAGATATTGTATTTGCTCCGTCATCATATGACTTTGTTACACCAGTTCCAGCAGTTAGTGCGGTATTTACCGCATCTTGAGCTGCTTCATCAAAGTCTGAAACTTGAGTTGAGTTTATGGATATTGATGCGTTGCTTGCTCCAGTTAAACGACCCTGGGCATCCACTGTAAATGTAGAGACCGTATCAGTTGATCCATACGAACCTGCTGCCACTGTTGTATTTGCCAGTGTAACTGTAAATGTTCCACCTTCGGTTCCGGTATTAGATACTGATATTCCAGTCCCAGCTGCAACTGCTTCAACGTAGTCTCCTGCTGTATTTGAACCTAGCGTTATTGTTGAATTAACCCATGCGGAACCAGTGTACTTTAGGAAATCATCTCCAGATGGTGATGTAAGAGTTACATCGCTAACATCATTAAGAGAATTAATTGTTATACCAGAAATATCATCAACAGTGGCTATATTGGCGAATGTATTGCCATCTGAGCTGATCTGCCATTTGTCTGCTGTTTCATCCCACTTAAGGACCGCATTATCTGATGATCCACGCTCAACTTCAATGCCGGCGTCTAATGTTGGTGTCCCTGTAACATTGCTGTTAAGTACTACTATATTGTCTTCAACGGCAAGTGTCTCAGTATTAAGAGTTGTTGTATTGCCCTGAACCGTAAGGTTTCCAGTAACAGTAAGATTTTGACCTATTGTTACGTTGTCTGGCAAGCCTATTGTTATAGCTCCAGCTGAAGCTGATACTTCAACTTCATTTGCTGTACCAGTGAGTGAAGTTACTGCATTGCTAGAAAGGTCGCTAATTTGTGATGCTGTAATTGAAATTGTTGTGTTTGCAGCGGCGGTTAGGCGACCCTGTGCATCAACAGTAAATGTTGCAACAGAATTAGCTGCCCCATACGATCCAGCTGAAACTGCTGTATCAGCAAGATCTAGAGTTACGGCACCAGATGTACCGCCACCACTAAGACCTGTTCCTGCAGTGACTGACTCTATATCGCCAGCATCGTTTGTGAAGCTAATGACACCAGTTGTAGAGTTATATGATAGATCTCCACCTGCACTGATTTGAGCTCTAACGTTTGATTGGAAATCAGAAACCTGACTTGCAAGAATGCTTATTGCATTTTCTGAGGCGGCTGTTAGGCGACCTTGTTCATCTACAGTAAATGTTACTGCTGTATTAGAATCTCCATATGTTCCTGCGGTAACTGCTGTATTATCAAGAGATACTGTTACCGTATCTGTATCAGATGTTGCTGTGCTTAAACCAGTTCCACCAGCGATTGTGAGCGTATCAGAACCTGAAGTAATCGTCTTGCTGGAGCCGCTATCGGCGGCTACATCAAATGCGGTAGCAACGTTGGCTATTGCATTATCAGTATATGTTGCTGCGTTTGACTGTGCGCTAGATGCTGCGCCGTAGGCGTCATAGGTATTTGCGGTTACTTCAATCGTTGGAGTAGAGCCTTCTCCTCCAGCATTGGATATTGTAATACCTGTACCTGCTGTTACATTGGATACATAATCACCAACTGTATCAGTAGAAAGATTTACTGGATCATTGATCCATGAGTTACCATCATAGCGAAGGAAATCTCCGTTTGCTGCATTTGTTATTGTTACGTCGCCCAAGTCATCAATCGAAGCTATTGAAATCGTAGTTCCAGAAACGGCAGCATAAACGCTTACTCTTACTGCATTTGATGCTACTGCTGCAGAAAAGTCAAGCGTTACACTTCCAGTAGTTGTTGCTTCCCAGCGAACATCAATGACCTCATATGGGCTCGATGCGTTGCGGGCAACTACAACAACATCTCTTGTTCCAAGATTGTGACTTATTGTGTATGAACTATTTGTTCCATCGCCAATTGTTTCAGAATGGATAGTTCCTTCAATTGTGTTTGTATCTGGACCAGGTGCAAATTTTGTTCCATCAAACTTTAAAACTTGATTTGTGGTTGCGTTAGCTGTATCAATTTCCGTTCCATTAACGAAAAGAGTGGTTACATTTGCTTGTGTTGTTTGAATTGTTGAAGGAAGAGAAAGAGTGTAAACGCCACTAGTTGCGTTTGCGGAAACTGATACTTGATTAGCTGTACCAACAACATTGGAGATAAGGTTTACTCCGGATTATTGCGTTTGCTGTGCTATTCTTATAGAATAACTTTCCATCAGCTACGTTGATTGCCAATTCTCCAAGAGTGAGGGACTCTGGAGCATTGTTTGCTTCATCAGATCTCTTCAACAAAAGTGTATTATTTACAGCAAAAATGGAACCACTAAAAGCCACGATTTTCTCCTTAAAAGATTAATTTAAATCACTAAGTATAGTAATATTTTTAAAATATATACTCACACTAGTTTAATATAGTTTATAATTATTTTTTACAAAAGTCAAATTTAACCCATCACAACAACTGTGTAAGCGTTGGCGGAGACTGAAGCCGCAAACGATACTGTAATAGTGTCAAGAGTAGTTCTGGCTACGCTTGATGTGACTGTTTCATAAGTCGAATTATCATATATTTCAACAACTAAATCTCTAGTATTTAAATTATGAACTACAGAATAAGACGATGCTCCATTGCCAATTATTTCAGTATATTTGGTCACTGTAGTTACAGGTGGCGCAGCTGTTCCTATTTCAATCCACTGAGAATCATAATAAATAAAGGTTCTAGCACTGTTAGAATCAAACCAAAGTTGACCTAGAAGTGGAGTAGAAGGTGTAGCAGAAGAGACTATAGGAACTCCAGTTGCAGGAACTGCCGGCGTCCATTCTGATCCACTCCAGTATAAGAAATCTCCACTTGATGGAGTAGCAGAACTAACATCTGTTAAGTCAGAAAGAGCTGCAACTGTAGACGCTAATCCTGGAACAAATTTAGTTCCATCAAATCTTAATACTTGATCAGTGCTGCTTGCTCCGCTTGGATCAATTTCTATTGAATCGACAAAAAGAGTTGCAGTAGTTACTGAATCAAAATTTGGAGTTGCAGAAACAGCTATTTCTGGAGAAATTGAACCTAATCCAATATCATTACTTAAGACTATATTGTTTCCTGCAGATATAGACTCAACATAATTTCCATCAGTATCTACTCCAAGATTTACTGCATCATTTATCCATGTAGCGCCATTCCATCGCAAAAAATCACCATCGTTTGCCATAGAAATTGTAACATCGCTCAAATCATTTATTGAAGCTGTTGATAGAGCTACTGTGTGATCGTGTAAATCATGTCTGGCAGTTGTTAAATATTGAGTATGGTCATCGTCAGATAGACCCGTCATTGAACCGTGATCAGAGACTGGTGTTGTTGGAATTGAGTCCCCAGAAGAAGTTACTCTTCTTAAGTCATAAATTCCACGAATTGCTGTATTTACTGAATTAGTAAAAGAGTCTGTTCCTTGAAACACGACTTTGTGTAACGGGCGGAATTCAAAAATTGGAAACCCGTCAAGATTAAGGTCTTCCCAAATGGCTGCTTCTGCTTCGCCAATGGTATTATATGAAGCCTGTCCCATGATTGCAATGACTGGCTCATTCAAGTTATTTGTAGCAATAATCCAAGAGATCGCAAACTTGTTATTGTCAATATCTGTTGTTGACCAGTTTGGCGCACTGTATGAATTATATTTAGGGCGAGATGTGCCTTGTTTAAATGCAAACTCTGTTGCTACATCTTTTGTCCAGTGCGAGTTTAGCTTATAAAATACTGGTATTTCTGCGTTGCCTTGTAGTGTTTGCTCCCACGTATCAGCTGTAGGAGTCTCGCTATGAACAATGTCAACTTGTAAATCTTCATCAAAGAAAGTTCCATTTGCGATGTCAAATTTGGCGTGCGCATCGCTACTGCCATCTCCATCTATACTGTAATTATTTACGCCAAATCCACTAGCTATTACTGCTCCACGAGTTCTATGCAGATACTCATGAGTTGCCCAATCTAAAGTAATTCCATGACGCTCGTCGGCAAAGAAATATGCTTTTGAATCTGTTTGATTCCAGTATATATACGCTGTAGGAGTGTCATTTTCCCAATCAAAATAAGTTGTTTTATAATTTAATACTCCAGTATTATCGAAATAAATATAATATAATCCAGATGTCGTTGGTAAAGTCGTTGATTCTGTAGATGTTTTTACGTATCTTATACCCTTGCACCATACTGTATAGCTACTAGAAGCTGGAGATATTGTAAATTGTCTTGTGGATTCGTTAAACGAAATAACGCTATCTGCCTTATTCTCGTGACCAATTGGCTCTGAAGATGGAAATACACTATTTACCCACGTACTTCCATTGTATTGCAGAAGCTGACCATTTTGCGCTGATGTGATAACAACATCTGCCAATTCATCAATATTGTGAGTAGATATACTCGAAATATTTCCAGTAACATTTCCAACAAAATTTGCTGTTACTGTATTAAAGATTACATTGGCTGAAGAAGAAACGTCTTGACCAATCGAAATAGTTGGAGAAGAACCTTCTCCTGAATTATTAGAAAGTGTTACTCCAGTTCCAGAAACTAAAGACTGAACATAATCTCCTACGGTGTCTGTCCCAAGATTTATTTCATCATTAATCCAAGTAGATCCGTTATAACGAAGATAATCTCCATTTGAAGAATTAGATAAAACAACATCTGCTAAATCATCTATCGAAGCTGTTTCTATAGAACCAATATCGTAATAATTAGTTCCATCATTTGTAAATTGCCATTTATCAACTGATTCGTTCCAGCGGATTACGACATTATCTTCACTGCCACGGTTTACTTCTACTCCAGCATTTAAACCATCGGGAGGAACTCCAGTTAATCCAGAGTTAAGAATAATTATATTATCTTCAACAGTTAAAGTTTCTGTATTGATAGTGGTAGTGTTGCCAGAAATTGTTAGATTGCCAGAAATTGAGATATCAGAATTTATCTGTACACTATCTTCAGTTTGTATCAAAGAATCATTTGGCTGAGACCAATTTAAAGAAGTATTGACAAGAATATTTGAAGTATTTTTATAATACAATACCCCATTATATGGGTCTATTGCTATCTGTCCTTGAACTATATTTGGCGTTGGCATTATTTTTACCTTCTGTTTCTAAAAATAATTAGAAGGTTCCGCCATCAATAACTGAATTGCTAATAGTTACGTTGCTGAGAGAACCACCCGTAATACTTACATTGCTTGCATCTTGAATGGCAATTGTTCCAAGGCCAAGAGTTGTTCTTGCTGCTGATGCATTTGCGCTTGCTATTAAGCTTCTACCATATGCGGTAAGGTCGGCTAGACTTGCTGTGCCAGAACCAGTAAAGTATGGAAGTTTATCGGCGGCCGAAGTTAAGCCAGCTATTGCTGCAAGCTCTGCGTCATATGCTTGTACATCTGTGCCTATTGCTAATCCAAGATTTGTTCTTGCTGCTGATGCTGAAGTTGCGCCCGTACCACCATGACTTATTGATATGGTCGAAGCGTTCCAAGTTCCAACTGTTACTGTGCCAAGAGAAGTTAGGCTAGAATTTACTACAGAAGAACCAAGAGTTGTATTGGAAAGAACTGTAGATCCTGCGATCATATAAGTTTTTCCAGAAGCTACGTCAATATTTTCTGAAGCTGTCCAGGCATCGGTTGAATCAACCCAGTTAAATGTTTTTTCAGTATCTCCTAAAACTGTTATTCCTGCTCCATCGGCGGCTGCATCTGATGGACTTGACGTATTGGCAAGAACTATATTTTTGTCTTCTACAGTTAGAGTAGACGTATTTAAAGTTGTAGTGTTTCCTTGGACTAACAGATCTCCAGTAACAGTCAAGTTATTGGGTATTGTTACGTCATTTGCCAATGAGAATGTCACGTTTCCATTTGAAGCGGAAACAACAATTTCATTAGACGTACCAGTTACCGAAAGGACACCTTCGTTTGTGACAGTATATGTTCCGCCTTCAGTTCCCGTATTTGAAACAGAAATTCCGGTTCCGGCAGAAACTGATTCTACATAATCTCCATTTGTATTTGTACCAAGATCAATTAAAACAGCACTAGTTGATGCGGCAGTTAGTCTTCCTTGAGCATCTACTGTAAAGCTAGGAATATGCGTTGCGTTTCCGTATGATGCTGCCGTTACAGCTGTATTGTCAAGATTAACGGTAACTGCATTATTTGATACAACTGATGTCAAACCAGTGCCACCAGATATTGTTAACGTGTCAGAGCCTGAAGTGATCGTTGTGTTGGAACCTGAGTCTCCAGCAACGTCGAAAGAAGTTGCAACAGCACTAATATTTGAATTTACATTTGCAATTAATTCGTCAACATAAAGTTTTGTTGTTGCGTGTGCGTTTGCGGACGGTGCTTCAACAGATACTGTTCCCGTAAATGTCTTATTGCCAGAAATTGTCTGATTACTGGTTAGAGTTGCAAATGCTCCTGAGCCAGCAATTGGTATAACTGTTGTGGCGCTTCCACCAGCTCCACCTGTGCCTTTTCCGTAGTAAAGAACGTCACCGACTTCATTAAAGGCTAGTTCTGCGTTTTCTAGACTAGATGGGGCGTCCGCTGAACCTGACGCTCTTCTTTTAATTCTTAGTATATTAGCCATGCCTAGAAGTTCCCTCCGTCTACTAAATTTTCTTCATTATAATTAACCCAAGCCGTACCGTTATAACGCAATACTTGCCCACTACTTACTGAATTAATAGTAACATCGGTTAAACCATTTAATACTGATTGATTTAAAATATTAGTTTCTGCTTCTATTATTCTATCTTTAACAGTTAAATGAGATCCAGCTGGATTTAATCCCAAAACTGTTTGTATTGCCTCTACTGCGTCATTTAAATCTGAGTGCTGCTGATGGTGAGGTACTGTAGGAGAGTCTAACCTATCAGAGGTAGTTGGATTTACAAAATTATCTAATGCTGAAGGATATTGTATTGGCACTTTCAATCCTTAAATTGATAGAATTTTTGTAGATTCTTCATTCCAAAATATAGTAACAGAACTAACTGTATTTAAACCTGCATAAGGTAAACCGTCAGAAGTATCAATATAAAATATAAGTCTTGCATTTGCGTCTGACGGTTGATACTGATATAGCGCTATTGCGTCAAATGAAGATCCATCATATTCTGTTAAGGTAACGTTGTCTGCATCTAAAATTCCATTAGTGCTTGTTACCGATGTAATTGCTTCTGATCTTCTAACTATTCCATTAGATGGAATATCGGCTACATATTGATCGGTATTTTGATCTGGAGTATATTCTGGGTTTTTTAGCAGAAGTACTTTTAATTGATCAGTTAATACATTTATTTGACCATTTAATAATGCTTCTTTTGCTTTTTTATAAACAAAATTTGCCATTATATTCCAATATCTTTAGATATTTTAATTCTATATTTATAACCCTGTTCAAAATAATTTTTACCAGGAGTAAAATATGACGGAGTTGCATCTTCTAACGACGGAAAATCTACATAGACTTCTGGCTTCCAGGAATGCATCTTTACTTCTGCATTTAATGTTTCCCAACGAGAAGGTGCTTTTTGTATTTTCTTTCTTTGGCATTGAAAATATTTGTTTGTTAAAAAGTTTGAGGCTGGTCTTTCGTTGAAAACTATTGCTACTCTTCCATCGTTATAATCATTTTCTAGATAAAATTCTCCATCAGATGGAATTGTCTCTTCAATATAAAAGTTTGGATTTTTTGCTATTATAGAATAGCTAACATCTATATCTGTTTTGATAGATTTATCTTCAATTAAAACAGGAACAAGTCCAGGATCCTGCACCTCTATAGCATTAGGTGTTGCTCCACAATTTGCCCAAGTAAATTCAATTTCTTCTGTAGCAACTACATTGCCCGAAGCATCAACTAGATTTTCTGAAATTATGCAATAGTCTGTATTCTCACTTAACTCTGTGGTTCTCCAATATAGAGTTAAGATTCTTGAAATCTGATTATAATCTTTTATTGTATTAATTGTCTCAAAGGGTGCAGAGACTTGTGTTGGGGTAGCGCCTGCTACAACTACTTTAAAGTTTTCATTCTTTAAAGAAGATATTTTTATTGTTCGACCAAATTTAATGGAAACTGAGTAACAGCCAACAATAGCTTGATCAATAAGATATAGTGCCACTTAGAATCTCCAAATCACTAACTAAATACAATAGTAATCACTTATCCATAAATACTAAAACGAGGGGCCGAGATTTCTCTCGGGCCCCTCGTCTAGGGTTGTAACTATAACTACCCTAAGGTCAGGCCATTTCGTTGGTGACCTGTACTTCGTAGTTACGAGCTAGTCTGACGTTCTTAGCCACTGTGATTCCCTCACCGTCGCCGAGCATTACGATGTCATAGCGCTCCTTCATCTTCATTGCACGGATGTCACGGCTTGGATCATCAAACTGATCTGTGCTCATGTCTTCCTTGACGAGGAGTGTTCCGACTTCGTTGCGGTCAATTAGGAATAGGTCCGACTTAGCAGGTGTTGAACCACTCTTAGCCGTGAAGCTTACGAATGGTGACACTATAACGTTGAGACCCATTGGGGCTGTAGCGTTAAGAGCGCCATCTGCTGACTGTGGACGGTAACCCCAGCTTGTGTTGACTGCAGCTGCGGAGCCACCAGCATGGAAGATGCTATCCTTAAGGAAGATCGACCACATTAGTGGGTGAAGGATGAAGTCTGTTGGAACATGGTTCTCAGCCATCAAAACGGCTGCCATGTCAACAATGTCATCCCAAGTGACTGTATTATTCAGTGCACCGTTGATGTCACGACCAGTTGTCTGGGCGTATGAGCCAGTGTTGTCGTTGTCAAAGACGATTGTTGCAGCGTCCTTAAAACGGCTAAGGGCAATTTGTTCCTTCAAGCGAGCCATTGCACGGCCAGCAGCGCGGACATGGAGGCCTACGATATCCCAAAGTGAGTCAGCAATTACTTCCTCTGTGAAAGCTAGCTTGACACCCTTCTTGGAGACCTTTCCTTCCACCTGCTTTGCAAATGCGAGGGCTTGCTCTGGGTATT